TTTAGCGTTTGTCAAACTTACTTTTTTAGCACATTGAGCTGCCCAATTATCTATACTAGTTGTAGTAAATTCTTTAATCCAATGCTTAGATAGGGGGTAATCAGGCAAAGAAAATTGTAAGTTTAACTCATTGTGATAAAAACTTTTAATTAGTGTTATACAATTTACACTATCATATGAATGTGGTAGACTTATATAGTTTCGTACCATGAAGCAAACTCCGGAAAGGTTTCAGCAAATGATTCATTACGTAGTTTATCTACTCTTTCAGTTTCCTGCTTAAAAGCTAATAGTTGACTACTCTCATCTGTACTAGTCATATAACTTAGCCAATTTTTTATTTGTTCTAAATCATGCGATGTTAAAATTGGTCTATACTCTTTTATAAATTTTTTATATATGGTAAGTACTTGTTGTTTTGATTCTTTAGGTAAGCAAGTAACCTTTTGATAAGAAGGTTCTATCTGAGTTGACCCATAAAAATCAAAACCATTACGTTTACACCATATAATAAGATCAGGCATAGAAGTTATACTATATATATTTATAACACAACTAACTGTTTGTATATGTTCTTTAAACATAATAGCATGTTTTTCGAATTTAGGCCAGGATAATCCTTTCCTAGCATACTCTACTCGGCTTCCATATCCTTCAATACTAGGCCAGATAGATACTTTTTTAAAATTAGACCATAACTCGGTAAGATCATATTTTTTAAATTTAGAATAACTTAAATTTGTATTATAACTAACATGTATATTTTTAGCATATCCTGACTCAATGAGTAGAGTAAGCATTTTGTAATGACCCTCTTGTACAAAAGGTTCACCTCCTGCAAAATATATCTCTTCTAGATTAGGTATATACTGTGGTACATCTTTCCAAAAATCTTCATTATCAGTAAAATAGTCTATAGTCTTAGACCATTTAGGATCGTCACTATCTTTGTACCAACTAGTAGAGGCATAAGGTCCACACATTCTGCATTTAAAATTACACAAATTACCAAATCTAATATCTAGATATGCAGGAGTTATGTCTAGGCTGCCATCACTATTAGTTTCGTCCTGTAAATAAGCATACTTATTAAAACGATCATTAGCAGTGATTCTATTACTTCCACTACCTTGTTTTTCTTTATCGTAACAAGCATGTACACATTCAGTAGGTATTTTATTTTTTAAAAAATTTATACGAGCTTGTTTATAGTCTTCACTATTCCAAATCTCACCTAAAGACTGCTTATAAGTACCCATGACTCTTGTTCCAGGCGCATACTCAGCATGACAGCATATGTAAAAATTACCACTTAAGCTACCAAAAATGTGCATCCAAGGAAGTATACAACCTGTTACATTATTGCTTGGGAATTGTTCGTCCTGTTGCAGGGAAACCTCCAAAGTGTATAGAGTTGTTTCGAAGAGTGCAAGCTAATATATTTTTACCACATATATCACCCTCTGGACCCGAAGCAGTTGTATTATCTACTCCTATAGGATTAGTATTAGCTGTAAGAGAAGTTCCAGGTATTGTACCACCAGCAGGACCAGGATACTGACACTCTTCACCTTTATATTGCCATTGACAAGTATTTTTATAATACTTACGTCTAGGAGTTACTTGTTTAAAATATTGTAACCACGTAACTAACCCAAATCTTGCAGTATCATCTCCTAGAGACTCTAATTGATCTATTTTAAATCTATCTTCGATATATGATTCAGTATCTACATCAGAGTTAATTACATAAATAGGATCGCCCACAGCAGTATTAGCTTCTAAAGGATTGGATAGAAATAAAAATCTATTTTCTTCTATTGTTTCAATAGTACCAGAAGTTGAGCCTTTTATAGATTTTACACTATCTCCTACTCTATAAGGCATAGCATTATATACTTCAATAACATTACCTGTAATATATTTAGCTGCACTATGCTCAGGCCAAACATCCAAGAAATTAGCAAAAGTAGTTTTAATATTTACCACAGCACCTTGTAAATCTCTAGAGTCATTTTTAAGTTCACGCCATTCGCCAGCATCACCGCTTGAATCAGTTGCAGTTACAGTCTGTTCGTAATTCCAAGAAGCGTTAGACTGACCATAGTATCCTACAATAGAGTCATCATAAATAAAACCATTAGCTCTCGCCCTAGTTAGAGTATCAAAAGCTTGTTCTCCAGCATTTCCTACTTGTGCAGGAGTAAAATTAATAGTTCTAGGATCTATACCGTGACAAGGTATACCATTAACATTAGCTACACATGCCCATGTTATGTTATTACCAACAATAAAAGGATCTTCTACTAATGCAGAAATAAGATTATCTACATTAAAAACAGTTAATGTAAGTTCATTAATCTTACCATCAGTACCTTGACTAAGACTAGAAACATCTACAGGAAAGGGTATATACGAATCTCCATCATATGTTACATTGTAATGTAGATCAGATATTAAGTCACCTGCTACATCTGCAAATTTTAAAGGAAAATTAACAGGCCATGCTCTACCTTCTCCGTCACCAGTAGGATTACCCTCTGGAGTTGGAGGGAACCACTCTCCAGGATAGTATATTTCATATAGTCTTACTATAGGATTCTGAATAAATGCATTTTTCTCTGCTATAAAAGGGCTAGGAGCTTGTGATGCTATAGTGGTAGTAGCAGTAGTAGTTTCACTAGCAAATACATTTGATTGAAAAGGTACACTAAGAGTATTTAGTACACCATTTGCAGTACCACTTATAACAACCGATTTAGAAGTAATAGTCTCACTAGTATGAAACTCTTGTAGCACATTATTTAGTTTAACTTTTACTTGTTTAGTTGCTTGAGTAACATTTGCAATAAAACCAACAGTAGCACTAGTACTACCTACAATAGCATTACCAGGAATAAAAGCAGAAGAATCTGCAACAGTTAGTATTACATCATAATTTCTAGCTGTCATTAGTCATAGGTCTCTTTCAGTTTAAAACCAACTGAATAAATATTTTCAGTTAATGAAAGACCAGATGAAAGAACTTGTGTTATACTAAGATCTCCATCAAATCTTGCACTAATTGTACCACTTTCATTTAAATGTGACAAGTCAAAACTAAAAGATTCAAAATCTCCACTTCTAGCATTATAAAAATTTTCAATAGCAGTTCTTTCTACTCCTGAGACATTAGTATACTTTAAGTCATAAGAACGAAGAGGTCTTCTTGATTTTAAGCGTCTTTTTTCATACCCAGCCTCTGATGTAAATGTAGAAGTAGCAAACTTTTTAGTAGTTGTAAAACCTCCATCAGGTTTTCTATCTGCCATAGAATTAAATCTATCAGCTACAGAAACATCTGAGTCAAATACTCGTATAGATAAAGTATCCGCACTATCTATAGCTCCTAAAGGAGCCCCACCAATCACAGTCGCAGTAGTAGTAAGAACATTATGAGTTGCTTCTCTGTATCTTGCTCCATCAGCCATTCTTATGTAATCAATTTTACCTTTATAGCGTTCTTGACTAGAAACAGATCCTCCAGCTACAGCAGCATTAGCACCAATAACCAAAGAGCCAGTTGAAAAAGGAGTCACGGAAGGATTATATGATACTGATTTAACTAGTGCATTAGCTATATATAGTCGTAAATTAGCAGTAGTTTTATCATAAGACACAGCTACTTGATAACTAGTAGCCCCATTACAATTACCACCATATATTTCTGTTAAACTACCTCCATGATTTACTACAAAGCCTACATTAGAGTTTGCTCCTACAGTACGTAAGAAATAATAATTAGAAGCATCTTGAAAACGAGACAAAATAGTTTGATTAGAACTCATACTAGCACCTGAGTCAGGAGTTATGATAGTATCATACGTAAAAGATTTTTCTTCACCTACATTAAAGTCATTACTAGAAGCAGTGCTTATATATTTAGAACCATCTAGTACTACATTACTTTGGTTATAAGATGCAGAGCCCGTATTTATAGCAACTGTATGTGCTTTAGGGCTAGAATCAGTTAAGTTAGATGCAAAGTTAGTTAATAAGTTAACAGCATTATTATCGCCTATATCTATACCTTGATAAGCTAAGCTAACAGAAGGATATGTGTATGAACTAGGTGATTGAAAAACACCACCTACATATACCATAAAATCACTAGTAGTAGCTACGTTAACAGTAGATGGAAAAGCAAAACCTTCAGTAACACCATTAATAGTATAAGTATTACCGTTAGTTACTGTAGGAGTGCTACTATAATCTTCTGCGGCTACAGCGGGGAAAGTTCTATTTAATCTATACCTAGCAGGAAGAGATATTGTTTTGACTATCAGCTCAGTAGCATTAGGGGCTACTATAAAAGTTATTGTTTGTCCTGCATTAGATAGAGAATAAGAACCTGTAGATTGTAAGATTCCTTCTTGAAATACAGTTACTTCACCTTTACTTTCTACACTACTAGGTAAATTGAAGGCTACTCTAAGAGCGCCTGTATTAGTAAAAGTAGTATCTGCAACAACTGAAAAAGCAGTTATAGGTGCGATGGCATCATCAGGGTAGGTAGCAGTAGTCATATCTTATCCATTTCTCATAGCTTGTCTAATAGGACCATTAGAAGCTAAGTCTCTCATTACAACATCAACAACAATTTTATCTGCATCGAGTCTAGGCTGTCCTTGTTGTTCTGCTTGTTTAGGTGATCCTTCATTAACAATATTAAATTGTACATTACCCATACCACCAGCACCAGTAGCATTCATTTGACCTAAGTTACCTGCTCCTATAGATTTAACTGCTGGTTTACGCATCACAAACTCACCAGGCTCTAACATGGCAGGTACACGGTCACGAAGTGCATTTACTTGTCCACCTTGTGCCATATGACGTACACCTACTAAACCACCAGTAGCCATAGGAGCTCCACCACCAAACATACCCATGATGCTTGACATAAAGCCTCCACCGCCACCAGCAGCACCGCCGCCTCCGCCAAACATACCCATTATGCTTGACATAAAGCCTCCGCCACCTGCGGCTCCGCCTCCACCAAATAAGCTACCAAGACCAGATGTTACACTACTAAATATATTACCAAGTGATCCACCTAAACCTTTAAATGTATCTAAAGCTGTGCTACCAAAGTTACCAATACCTTCTTTCATACTACCAAAAACATTCATAGCTTTTTCTTTAAAGCCGTCAAAGAATCCCATACCTTTTTTCTCTACATCTTCTTTCATTTTTTCAGCAGGACTTGGTCCTCCTGCACTACCTGATGTAGTAAGTAAAGCGCCGTCTATAACTTTAGCATTATCAGCGCCTTTTTCTTCATTTAATCCTAATCCTGGAATAAGATTACCAACTAATCCTCTAAAGGCATCTTTAGCGGGTTCTATAAGAGTTTTTTGCAGTACAGTTTTACGTATATTTTCAAAAGTATCTGCAAATATATCACCCAAACCATCTTTAATAGATTTACCTTCTGCTATATTATCAAAGACCTTGTTAATGGCATTTCCGAGTCCATCATTGATATTTGTAATTAATGCTTCAACCATATCTTTTAATTTTGCTTCAGCTGTTAGTTGATATTCTAAGCGTTCTTTAGTAATTGCAAATAAATCTTTAGCTGCTTGTGCCTCCATGCCTGCTGCTTGCATCTTAGCTACGAAGTTTTGTTCAACCATCTCTCTCTCAAGACCTAAGCTTTCTAAGTTCTTTAGATAAGTTTCAACTTGTTTAACTGCCAATTTATCAAACTCTGCTAATTCTAAATTACGACCATCTTGTTTGAGTCTTTGTAGATCAAGTACACTATTATATTCAGCAAGCAGATCTTTTTGTCTTTCACCCATAATTGCTCTCTGACTTGCAAAATCAGCTTTTATGTCATCACCTTTTAAACTACCAACTTGACCTTCTTTTCCTATATTTACATCAAGTTGTTTTATCATATCTCTAATGCCTTGATCTAGTTTTCTATCAGTCTCAGTTTGGGTAGGCATCTCTGCGCCAGTTATTCTAGCTTCTTCAGCAAGAAGTGCCATCTTACTAGTTCTTTGATCTTTAAGTAGTACATATTGTTTTTTAAGTAGCTCTAATTCAAATTGACGTTGTTTTGTATCTGCATCATTCTTTTTAAGAGCTAATTGTTCTAAAGCTGTAAGATTCTGTTTATCTCTAGACATTTGAAGTATATCCTGTTTCATCTTCTCACGTACTAAGGCTTCTTCTTGTTCTACTATCTTCATTTGCTCTATAAATAGATCTCTTTCTTCTTGCAGTGCAGCACCTTGAGCTTTTAACTCTTCTGTTAACAATGCTTCTCTACGATCAAGAGCTTCCATAGCAGCATCTCGTTCTTTTTTAGCTAAATTAGCTTTGACTCCTGCACTAGCTAAGGCTGCTTTTAAGTTAACCTCTGCAAGCTTAACTTGTAAAGCTACAGTATCTCTTTGATTTAAAATAGATCTATCTAGTTTATTTTGTAGAGCAGCAGTCTCTTTAGCTGCATTAGCTTGAATACCTGCTTGTGCCCCTGCAGCAGAAGTACTTGCTGCAGCCATAGATAGATCACTTTGTTGCTGCGCTATTTTTTGATTCATTTTAAACATGTCTAAAGCAGTTGCTCTATCTTTAGCATTTATATCTGCTTTTTGTCTTGCCAAAGTTAAACTAGCTTTTTGAAATGTTAAATCTCTTTTTACAGTATTTTGAGAATTTTGTGTTTGTACAGCTTTAAGCTCACTTGCTCTAACCATAGCGTTAACTTTTGCTTGGGCTTTAAGAAGTTCTATTTGTTTATCTAGTTCACGAGTCTTGTCTTTTTGTGCAACTATTTCATTTCTTACAGCATTTACTAATTCTACTCCACTAAGTCTTGCCTGATCTATAAGAGCTTGCTTTTGTTGTTCTAATGCAGCTATTTTAGAATCAGCTTCTGCTTGTGAGAGTCTAATGTTACTAAGAGTAATTTGTCCCTCTAACTCACCTGCGTCTTTAATACGTGATATTTCTGCATCAATTGATGCAATTTTTAAATTTTTAAGTTCTGTAGTTTGCTCTATACTAGTAGCTATACCATCTTGTTCTTGAGAAATACGTTTATTATCTAAGTCTATTAGTTTTAACTGAGTCTTTAGATTATCTTCTATCTTTTTAATTTCTAATGCAGCAATTTCATCAACTTTAGTTATCTGATCATCTAACAAACCATTTTGAGTAGTTAGTTGTTTAACAACTTCTGTAGCACCCTTTATTTGAGCATCTATTAGAGAAATATTAGCCATAGGATTACCAGCTTTTAATACAGCGGCTTCTATTCTTGCACGCTGCTTAGCTCCCTCAATTTGAGCAATAACAGTATTATTAGTTTCTTTAAGAACTTCTAAGTCTAATTTTGTTTTCTCAGCGGCAGCTGTGATTCCGTCTTTAGCAACTTTTGCTTCAAGTTCTAATATCTTTTTTCTTTGAGCATTTAAAGCTTTTGCATCTTCTAAAGCTGCATACTGATTTAATAATTTTTGTACTTCTAAAGCTGCTTCTTGTCTTACAATAGCTTTAGAAGTTTCTAAAGCTGCTATATCAGCTTCCTGTTTACGTATTCTTAAACCATCAGCAGCTCTAATATTGTCTTGTTCTTGTGTAGCTAATCTTTGAGATTCTTCAATTTGTCTATCTAACAACGTTTGTTCTTGCATATTAGTTTCACGTTTAAGATCATACTGTGCTATAGCTGCGGCAGTACCTTTTAGTTGGTTTTCTTGAATAAAGTTTTGAAGTTCTATTTGCTTATCTACATTAGCAGAGTTTCTTGCAGTCTCTTCCATAATTGAGGCAGTTTCTCTTCTAACATTAGCAATCTGTTGTACTAATTCAAATAACGCATTTGATTGCTCTAGCATGCGTTGTGTATGAGCTGCAGCTTTTTCTGCCTCTGCATTTTGCATTTTTGCTAGTTCAAGTATATGCTCTTGTGCCTTAATAACTTGCTGTCTTGCACCATCCTGTAAAGCTAATTCAGCTTCTTTAACAGATAAATCAAGTTTTTCTTTTTGTAAATCAACTTGTGCCTGCAATTCTACTTTTTGTGCAGTTAAGCCTTTAATAGTATCTTCAATAGCAAAGTTTTCTGCTTTTATAGAATTTATTAATTGTGTATTATAGATATTAGCTTGATCTATTAATGCCTCTTTTTGCGCTTCTAACTCTGCTAGTTTATTCTGATTTTGTTGAGTCTCGACAGCACTATTTGCAGCAGCAAGTTGTCCAGCAAGTGCAAGATTTGCTTTTTCAGCATCTATTTTATCTTGTATAGCTGATAATTGTAATATAGTTAATTCACTTTGTCTTACAATCTCAGAATCAATATTTGCAATTCTTGTATCATTTAAGCTATTTTCAAGACCTAAAAGTTCTATTCTGTCGTCAAATTGTTGTTTTGCAGCAGCTATCTGTGCATTACCAATTTCTATAACTAGAAGTTCCTGTGCTGCAAGTTCTGTATTCTGTGCTTTTAACTCAGTTGTTAGTTCAGTACTGGCAAGCAGTGCATCTATATTTGTAGTATCCATACCAGGATCTTTTTGTACAGCTAAATCTTTTCTTGCCGCAATATCAGCTTTAGAAGCTGCAATCTCACTAATTAAGAATGCATTCTTAGCCTGAAGTAATTTATATTCATTTTGTCTGTTTTCTGCTGCAAGTCTAGCCGCAGTTGCAGCTGCCGTTTTTTGTAACTCTAATACTGCAATTTGTTTTTTATTTGTTTCAGTAGCTGCTGCAAGTTCTATTCGTGAATTATCAAGTTTTTTTACTTCTAATTCTAAAGCACTCATTACAAAATCTTTTTCTTCTGTGAGTCTTTTAACTGCTAAATCAGAAATTTCTTGTTCTATAGATAGTGCAGCAGCAGCTGCCTCAGATGCTACTTTAGCAGTTCTTTTACTTTCTTCTTCTTTTGCTTGTATTACTTGTCTCTCTTGTTCAAGACTCTTAAATTTTAAACTACTTTCAACAGCGGCGGCAGCTGCGCCAGCAATACGATTATCTGCAATAAAGTTTTGAAGTTTAATTTGATCTTCAGTAGCAGATCTAGCCGCACCAGCTTTTGCTGCTATAGCAGCACCTTCTGCTTGAGCAGTTAAAAGTTGATTCTCTATTGCAAGAATTTCTTGCCTTACTTTCTTTTCGTTAATGAGTTGATCTGTTAAGTCGTTAACAATATCAAGTGTTAGCTTTTCAATCTCTAAAGCATGCTCGGAAACTTTTAATGATTCATCACGAGATATTTTTTCCATAGCTAAGACTTTTAAATTATCTCTAGCTATGTCCTGTGTCATTTGAGTAATTCTTGCTTGATCACCTAATGCTAGTTTTTCATCTTCTAATGCTTTTAATTTTCTAGTATTGAGTTCGTCATTTATTCTTTTTTCTTCTTTAGCTTGACGAAGATTTTTTTCGGCTGTTTGACTCTGTATAAGAGCAACCATTTCTACACCATGAATTTCATCATCTAAAGCGTCTATTTTACTTTGTAATGTTTTACCCGCAGCCGCATCTATTGCTGTATTATTATTAAGTTGTACTTCTAATAGACTCTTTTCCCTTTCAAGCTGTGCCATAGTAGCAGATTGTTGCTCTGCAGTAACTAGATCTTGTGCTGCCTGTATTTCTGATAAGTTAGCTAATTTAGTATCATTTAAATCTATCTGCGCAGCTGCAATGGTGTCAATATCAGTAAGCTGATTACCAAGATTAGTTTTTTGTTGCTTAAGAACTGCAAGTCCTTTATTAAAGTTACCTGTTTGTGCGTTTTCTAAATCAGTTATTAAACCTCTAAGAATAGCGGCAGAGTCACCAGTTTGTCCTTGCAAAGGATCAACGCCTTTTAAAACTTTAGTTACATTAGATAAACGCCTTATTTCTGTAGCAAAAGTATCAACAAATTCTAAGTTTGCCGCAGCCAGTTGTGTCTGCCTGTCTAAATTAGCTTTATCAATTTTAGCTATAGCTTCACTGGCTTGAATAGATATCAGTTCCTGATTTACTCGTTGCTTATCTAAGTCTGCTTTACGAGTAATAGCAGCAGATTCATCTCTTATAGTTTGACGATCATTGTCTTGCTTAAGTTTTATTAAAGCAAGTTCTTGTACAAACTGATTATTTAATGCTGCAATTTCTATATCAATCTGTGACTGTCTAGCTTTGATTTCATTATTAGCATTAGTTCGTTTATCTTCTGCTATCTTAGCCTCTTCTCGTAAAATTTGTTTTTCTTCTTCGAATTTGTCTTTAGCGAGATTCTTTTCCATATCAATTAATACTTGTCTCTGAGCAAATTGTGTATTTGCTCCTTGTGCTACATCAGTATCTAATACGCTTTCTTGTAGATCTTTAGCTCTTTCTTTTGCCGCCAAAGCTGCTTCTGCGGCAAGTTTTCTCTCTAAATTAATAGCCTCTTGAGCTAAGATGTTTCCTTTATTATTTTCTTTATTTAAAGCCTGAGCATCTTTAAATCTATCTTTCTGTGCTTTGTTTTGTTCTTTTGCAAGATCAAGTATAACAGTATCATACTCTATTTGAGCAGTTCTACCCTCTGCAGCTTTTGCAACCTCAATTTGTTTTAGCGATTCTTTAGTAACTGCTCTTTGTATATCTCTTTGAGCAAATATTGTTTTTAATTGCTTATCTAGCTGTACAGTTTTCTTTTGTTCAGCCTCTACTTGTAGTAAGGTAGTACCAAGTAACTGTAAAGCTACACCTTGAGCAGCTTTTCTTCCTGCCATAGCAGCATCTCGTTGTTTTTTTCTATCTGCTGCAGCCTCTTCTCTCCCACGAACATCTGTTATTGATTCGCCTTCTTCTGCCATACCCGCTATTATAGTTCTATTATCGAAGGTTTTAAAAGCCTTTTCTTGATCAATTAGCATCTGGCGTTGATTTACTAATTTTTCAGTACTAGTTAGGGCAGCTTTTCCATTTGCGTCAATAGCACCAGAACTAAAAGCAACATCAGCAGCTTTCATTTGACTGCTAAAAGCTTCTTTTATACTTTTTAAAATAAACTCTTGTTGTTTTAATAACTTATTTTGTCTTTCTAATTCATTTGCCTGATCCTGCAGTTGTTTATATAAATCACTACCAACACCATTTACAACATCACCAAAAGCATTAAAAATTGCTGGCATCCCTGCGCCTGCTTCTGCTATAGTATTCATTTGATCAGCTACACCGCCTAATGCACTATCCATTTGATCACTAGTAGTAGCACCTGCAGCAAAATCAGCACTTAATCTTCTTAAAGTACCCTCTGCAGTTACGTAAGCAGACAGCATATCTTGTACTTCCTGAGTTTGATTGCTAAATACTGTTTCTCCTGTAGTGCTTTTTTTCAGTTCATTACCAAAAATCATCATTTTGTCATTTAAAGTTACTAAATCATTTTCTAATGATTTAATTACAGAGCCTATTTCTTGACCAGAATCTTCTGCTAAAGGAGTTATTAAACCAGCTGCTTGATCATTTTCTAATACTTTTTGTAATGATTGTCTTATTACTAACGCTTGTCTAAGTGCAGAAACCTGCGCTGTGTCTACTACTTCTTGTGCTAAAGCAAGTCTTAGTTTTTCTTCTTGCAGATTTATCATATTTTGATTTATCTCTAATTCTAACTTACCTGAACTAATACCCGCATCATTAAGTAGAGCTGAGTCCTGCTTTTGGCCTCCTACTCCAGTTAATCTAGCTTTATTTACTAGCTCTATAGCATCATATAAACCTTGATACATTGTTGCAAATTTATCTGGATCGTTTTTTTCTAATTCAGCCATTTCCTTAGCAATACCGCCAATACCACCTTCGCCACTTACATCTCTAGTATTCAGTGCGTTAATAAGTGCAACTGAATTTTTTACTTTGTCTAGCATCTTGGGTAGTAATTTTAAATCATCTATAGCTGCAGGATCTATAATTTGACCTACCTGCATATCTGTTGAGTTCAGTAAATCCCCTATTTCAAGGGGAGCACCTACAGCATCCATAGCTGCTTTTCTTTGTGCTGTCGCAAATTCTCCTGCACCTGCACTAGCAGCTGAACTCAGCCCGTCTCTCATTTTTATAATCTTTTTTTCAAGATTCTCTAAATCTGAATCATCAGCGCCTGCTCTTTTTAATAATTCATTAAGAGCTTTTGATCCGCCAGCGGCAGCAATAACCATAGCAGAAAAACCTTCGTTAACAACTCTCATCTCATCATTAATACCGGTAAGAAAGTCTTTAATCTCTGACAACACATCTACATCAAAAAAGGTACCTATCAATTGTGCAGCAGCCAAACCTGTAAATACTATATTTACAGCAGAACCTAGCAAAGAAAATGCAGCAGTTAGTCCTCTAACTGATGCTCCTAATAAATTTGAAACTCCTATATAGGCAACAGATGCTTTACCCGAAGCTTTAATAGCAGCAGTACCTGCTGCGATTCTTTTGTTAAGAAAATTTTGCCTTTTGGAACCTTTGTCTAACTGATCAGAATACTTTTGTAAAACTTTGTTATTTGCGTCAATAGCACTAACACTTTTTAGTGAACCATCTTTTTGAGCTTTTAAAGCTTGTGATAATTCTGCTGTTTTTTCAGCACTATTACCTGCAATTCTAGGATTAAATCCCGCTTTTGCTCCTAGTTCTTGTTTACGATCTTTATTAAAGCTGTTTGATAAAGCAGATTGTGCTTTAGCAAATTTTTCTGTATCAACAGCAGTATTTGCCATACCAGCACTTACAGCAGAGAGATCTAATAAAGCTTTTCTAGCGAATCCACCTAGTATTTGACCTGCTTTAGCAAATACTAATGCAAGTATACCGGCAAATACTATTAAAGTATTACCAAACTTATCATTGAAAAAATCTACAATAGGTATTAAAAATTTTAGTAAAACTTGACCAAACTGTATACCTAATTCATTAATTTTTACAGATAGTTGTTCTAAAGATTTTTGAGCCGTATTACTTTGTACATCAATATCACCAAATTTTCTAGTACCCTCTTCGATAATAGCATTAAGAAAAGCTTGTCTTCTTTCAAAATCTGTTATTTCAGAGGTAGCTTTATTTAATGAGTTAGCGTATTTTTCAACAGCAGGATCTATTCGAACAAATATACCAAGTTCATCAAGAAGTTCTGGTTCCATTTTAGCTGCGCCACGAACAATTCTTTGCATAGCATCAGTAAGATTCCTACCAAGAGCTCTTGAGGCTCCCATAGCTACTTCAGTTAATTTTTCAATTTTATCTGCGCTAAAACTAGAAGACAAGGCTAGGTTGGCCGCATTTGCAGCCTCTTCTAGTGTTAATTGTCCTTGAGTTATTTCTTTAATACTTTCCAGAATTTTTGGACCTTGCTGACCTACAGCAGCAGCAAGTGTATTAGTACCTCTTATAATTTGATCAGCTTGGGCAGCCTTAGCTAGAGCAGTAAACGCAGCCTCTAAAGCAAATACAGTGGCAGCAGCACCTGCATAAGCACCAACTAAACCGCCCAATCCTTGAGATTGAGCGGCAAAAGAGCGTCCAGCACTAGCAGAAGCTTGACCCATACGAGTCTGGGAACGGCCTACACTTTCTGTATCATCTTTTACTTTTTTAGCGCCTTTACTAGAAAAGTTAGTTTGTATGGTATTTTTAATAGTTGCCAACAGCTATCCCCTTATACTTTTACTTACGTGACTTTGCTTGTTGGGCATAGTATTTTCCTAATAAAGATTCTGCTTCTTTTAATAGATTAAATACTGCACGTCTGTCATCAATTTCGTAGATATCCATGATAGTACCGAGACCGCTATAGTCTTTTCCTAACCAAGTACCATTCATACCTTCCCACATGTCAGGAAGAGCATTAAGAACAGTTAGAGCTTGTTGACACTCTAGAGATAGGTTGGAGCCGTCTTGAGGTAAATCTTCCTCTTTTGGTTCCCAACCCATCTGTTCGCACATCAATAGATATTGATCTGCTGTCATACCTCCACCCCCAAAAGAACTTTGGAGGTAGTCAGTTAGTTTTTTGTGTCAGTTTCGCCTTTTTTAACGGAAAACTGCTCAAAGTCATTCATAGTATCTGTTACAAATTGATCGAAAATTGTTGAATTTTTCAAAAGTTCAATTGCATCTTCCATAGAATACTCTACTTCTTCACTGGCGTCCATTGCTGAAATGTCAACAGGTAAAAGAACCGGTAAATGTTTTACCTTGAGTCCTTTCCAGCCTGCAACAGCTTTTTCTGCGTATGCTTCAAGAAATTTTTCATTGTCAACTTCTTCTTCACGTTGACGAGTACGTTTGTTAAACTTATAGGTAAGCGCTTTGTTACGTACTTTCATAAGATCTTCGCGTGTAAGATAACGAAGATGAATTTCAAAACCTTCAATATCTGGAAACTCAACCCAAGTTGCAGTTTCTTTGGCGATTAAACCTTTAATTTTACTCATAATTTTTTCCCCTCTAGGATAATAAACGAACACCCACTACATATCTGCTTGTCTTTGGTGAGGGGGAACCTAGACTCGCAAGTAATGGGTGTTCTTCTGGTTAATAATGTGGTGTTCCCCCTCAGAAACACATTAATTTTTTAGTTAGCCTTTGATAGCTACAATTTCAACTTCTCCGCCATCGCCTTTATTAGCATCAAGTTCTTGTGCTAAGAAATCGACACTCATAGAGATAACATCTTCAGTTTGGATTGCTGGGAAACTAAACTGACATGCATTCATTTGGAAAGCAACGTATGGAGCAGTAGTTCCGCCAATAATAACATTAGCGTTAGATGTTTGGGCGGAGTTAGTACGAGCATCTT